CGTTAAAATAGGGGCTTGAACAAAGTGCGGCAACCCGAGCAGAGAGGAAAGAGAAAAACCCCTAAATGTAGGGGACAAAAACTCGTTCATCTAGGCTCTAGCCCAAACAAGGTTGCCTTCCACGTCGCTCACACAATCTTGCGACCGGTGACCGGCGGGCCAACTAAATAGCCAAAGGAGAAATCCTCACCGATTGAGGAAAAATAATTTAAAGAATCAGAAGATTCGACATAGATCGATGTCCCAAGATTAAAGGGAACATAATCTACACCAAAGGATGGCAAATCAAGATCGTAGATCTCCATGCCGCCAAGGGAGGTGGGGATCGCCGGAAGTCTCTGGTAAAAAGGAACTGAATACTCCAACAACTCTTCGGAATTTGGAAAACCAGGAACAAATGGCTCGAAAGTATTATAACTAGGAACTGAACTATCCGCAATCTTTGAATTAACAAGAGGAGACGAGAAAGTAAGCCAACCGGGGGCAATGGTGACATTGACCACACAATTGCGCGTATCGAGTCCAGCACTTTCAGTAACGGCAACCCTCAACGAACCAGATTGCCAGCGGTAAAGAGAGGAAATCCTATCCCAAATTGAAGAATTTTTCGTAGGGTCAAATCCATCGGAGTCGGCTGTAAAGCCCGCACTCGCATACGGATAAAACCTAGACGCCTTATTGGCAGCAGATTTATGAGAACCAAGATAATCATATCGCCGAAGCAATTGCCGGAGAGAAGTTACAACTTCGCCCATAGCAAAGACATTCTGCGCTAGAGGCGCAGAAGGCGCGGAATCAAACATTTTTGACTGAATTTTCGCTTTTGGTTTCGGTGAATAGACCGGATACTTTGATTTGAATTGGGCCCAACGAGGACCATAAATAAGTGTTTTATTATTATTAGACAAATCTTTGGTCTCCTCTCTAAACTTAGCAGACCAGGCTCTAAACAAAGGAATATGGGGGTAAGAAAAGCTAGACTTAGGACCATCATATGGATAATCAGGTATGACCGGAATGGTATCGGCCAACGGCAACTCCCCAGTATCCTGAAAATCAGGAACAGCGGGGTACAACTTCTTAAAAACCTTCAACGCCTCAGGATCACCAGCAAACGGTTTCTTCTCGAAAAGCTCCAACATCGCCTTGCGCTGATCGGTGGTGTAAAGACACCGAGTAACAGCAGCATCCAAAACAATATCAGATGGAATCTCCTTGGCAAAATCCAGATCATTGATATTATAATCAGGTACTACGGGGAGAGAAACCTTAACTGTTTTATGGGTAACAAGAGGCTGTTCTTTTGGTACCTCCTTAACCACAGGCTGCAACATGACTCTCTTGCGGCCACCATACCCAGTATGCAACCTCCTCTCCATGACGATCTCCTTTTTGGCCTCCTCAAGCTTCTTACAAAATTTCTTGACATAATCACGATCCGGCCCAGGCTCAGTATAATTTTTACCCACCTTAGCCTGCTCGATCGCATGATCAGCTTTGAACACAGTTACGGAATCACTATCAGCCTTGGGCAAAAGAACAACTTTTGGATCAACATAAGGGTACGCGAACTGGAAGTCGTCACCAGCAGAGACCTCGACAAGGAATTCAATCGTTGAAGACGCATTGGTTGAATTGGTCAGAGGATTAATCACTTCGCAATAAATAACACCTGTAGAGAGGGTGTCACAAAACTGTCCCAAGTAGGAACTGAGTGGAGCGAGAGACATCCATTGCTGATTATAAACGAAAGGAACTTCGAATTCAAACTCAGTAAGTTGACGAATATCATAAATTTGAGAATAACATTTAGAGACATCGATCAATGAAAGATCAGTGTCAATAAAACCACCAGGAACAAACAACATACGAATACGAGCCGAATGGTAAATTGTTTTAACGACTTTAAAATGATACTTGATAGTTCCTCTCCAACACCGAAACATTTGACTAAAATATGACAAATAAGTGTTCCCGTATTGAACATAATTTGTTCCACTCTCCTTAACACAAGCAGCAGGGGAAACAGGCATCCTCCAAATCACTCCATCAACGGGGTTAGTATTATACATAGTAAATCGATCAAGATAAGTGGGGCGTGAGAGAATGTAAGTGAGCGACATTTCGTCCTGATCCGTGCCAAACACATCAGAGGGAATCAAAGTTTCGTTTTCAGCAGAAAGAGCCAAAACCTTAGCCTTCGAATCACCCTGATAATTTGTAAAGTTAGCACCAAATTGTGGTGCCACCTTTGTAACAATAGTCGAATCAATGGGTTTTGACCAACCGAATACAGAAGCCACCCCAGCTACAGCAGAAGCAACCCATTGCACGCTCCGGGCCGCCTCACCGATCAATGGCACCCCAGTAAGGGCACCAGCTGCGGCTTTGACTGCTCCGGCAATTTCAGTAACAAGTCCACGACGCTCAATCACCTTCTCCTCTGCCATTTTCGATTTAGACTGAATTTTCGCCCGATTCCATGGAGAAATCCCTGTCGCCATTTGGGTATCGATGTTGTACGCCTGAGCCCAGATGGTCCCGTACACCTTTTGGGAACCCGTAAGTTTCGAATATACGTAAATACGGACCGCACCCAAATTACCAATCGCCTTAACAAGGTCAAAATGGGATAGATTGGACAAGTAGGGAACATCAAGCTCAATTGCTGTGTCAACGGAGAGGTCGAGATCAACTCTGCTATATCCCGTAAGGCCACCAAAACTTCTGAGATTCGACGGTATATATCTCTGCTGGACGAATAGAGGGTCGAACATGACGATGATGCGGCCAGCGTTGAAAGGTTGGGCATTGACCTGGACACGAATTTTGAACCCACACCTAAGGTATTGGAAACCAATAAGTTTGTCTCGCACCATCGACACCGACAACCAGTCTTCGGGGAGTAAAAGACGATCCCCGAGTTCCGTCCCAGGTCCACTTGTGTCAGACCAGGTGAAGTTCTTAATTTCGATAGGTCGTGACAAGAAGTCGTTGACAGTATGCTGGAGCTGATCGCCGGCTGAGGCAAAAAGAGAATACTCTGGTTTCGGCGCCTCATCGATCTCTGTACTTATCTCACCATCGTCTATATATGTTACGATCTGTTCTTTTTCGACTTTCAGATCAAAGTCAGTTTTTACAAAATCTTTATTTTCCATAAGTTACATTGATTTCGGGATTAATATGAACATACAGACGCGTTTCACCCTCCATATTAAACGCCTGAGATTGAATTTCGCTTAATGGTTAACGGGTTACCACCCCAGATAGGTTATTTACTTAAACTCGTTGCAGCGTACAGCGAGTAACACCTCCGCACGAGGCACCACATAAACTCTGTGTGGATATAACTTCTTTACCGCCTTGAGAAAATTTGGCACGTTCGCGGTATAAACGTCCTCTGCATGCAGCGCAAGCTCCCGGAAAGAATTCTCCAGAACCTCAACAGTCTGCATATACACATCTGATGAACTATGAAGCCACATTGGCATCTCGTATATCACGTCCAACGCCAAGGGTGCAACCCACCTGCAAATGTCCAAATCATAGCGGAATCCCCTCTTGAGGAAGGAAACCTCGGTAAGACTACGCATACCTCGGCTCCCCGTCTTCGACTCGTCAGTATACTTCATCCCGACAAGATCGAAGCCCCAAGTAAGAGCATCCTGGGTCAACCACGGACACTCATAGGAAACCGCCCATAAGTCGTCGTCACCAAAATTTCGATGTACAACGTACTTTCTAAAAGACAGGAAGTTTGCATCTCTTGGACTCCATCTTTCTGCACATAAAATGAACACGTATCTTGCCATCAAACTGTGGGCAACCGAGTTGAGGACCGAAGTCACCGGACACCCAGATGGGTTCGACTGAGACCACAAAAGAATGCGATCCCCGTTGACATGCCATGAATTGACAACGTCACTCCACAGCAATAAACGTCTGTGATCCCTAACACCATAAAATCGCTGAACAAGCTCGAACACACCCCACAATACCTCCGCGCTCAGGGAGGCATCGTAATTTGAAAAATCACCTGCTATCAATGAAGACGGGTTGCGCATCAAACCGGTAGCCAAATAGTGCCAGTCTGAACCAAGAGGGTTCAGCCCTACACAACTCTCGACATCAATTTTGTTGCGCATCATATGTGCGGTCCAACCCATGAAGAACTGGCGGAAAATGATTGTAAATATCATCTCCCCTGCACTGAACAATCGGGTTTTACCTTCCTCAACTCTCTTGAGATCCCGTCTCTCATCTTTCAACGTGTCCTGAAACACCGCATTCAGACGAACACCGCGATTAAGGTTATCCATCGCCTGGGCGTGCCTGGCAACGACCTCAGGATGGTCGAACACATACTCATTGTCACCAAGATATTTGCGCTTGCCACCACCAGTAGGCCAACCATATCCAGGACTCGATTTTCTGTTGAGGGGAGAATAACACTCATCACCCTGAACACCAGCAATACCTTCCTCAAACGACAAGATCCTCTGATCATCCTCCCGGATTCCGTACTGCATCACCTGCCAGTAGTCATCGATGCACCGATTCATCAAATTTTGATCAATCTTAGGCGGCTCCCGAACGTGAACCTTCTTCCTAGCCAAATCCATAGGGTGAACCCTATCTCCATTGCTATCGGTGAACCACGACAAACGCGCAGGCGCGGTGGTTGGTTTAGCCAACACACCATGGAGCGGCGAAGGACGTATCTGAGTCTTCGCAACAGCAAAAACCCCAGATTGGACACGTCCATAACACTGCTCACCATCAACCATATCAGATGGGACGATGAGATCTCCGACAAGCAACACTTCAGGATCAGAATCAACAGGTGGATCACACGCCACAAGAGAATCAGGAAACCGGCATTTAAACCCTTTCAACATATCATCGATTGTCTCTCGGGAAACCGGTTGAGCAATA